CCTGATCGGCCCGCACATCCATGCTGGCGCGGGCGGTGCCGTCGCTGCCGGTGTAGGTGCTAACGCTCACCGAGCCGGTTACGGCCACCTTGCGGCCCTTGGCAAGGAACTTTGCGCAGGTCTCGCCCAGCTCCCGCCAGGCGTTGACCCGGAAGAAGTCTGCGTCCTGTGCCTGAGCGCCCTTGCTGCGGCGGTTCACCGCAACGGTGAAGGAACAGACGGCGATCCCATCACGGGTGGAACGAAGCTCAGGATCGCGGGTGAGATTGCCGATAATCCATATTTTCTGCATTACGCTATCCCTCTCAGTCTGTATTTCTTGGCGATCTGTTCGTCTATCGCCACGGGTTCTAAGTGGTATTTCTCGTCAAAGGCTTTTTGCCCGATGGTGTCTATTTCTCGGTGATGATCCCGGCACACGGCCTCGGCCAGCATGCCGATGTGGTTGATCTCGTTGCGGTTGCGGCCCATGCCCACCCGGTCATAATGGTGTAATTCGGCTTTTTTGCCGCATACAGCGCATTTTTTGTTGATCAGGCAAGCGTACATATACCGGGGCAAATCATCGCACAGGCCGTAAAGCGGCTCTTTTGTGGGGATGCCGTACTCAATGATGATCTCGATCAGCAGCGTTATAAACGCCCGCGCTTCGCTCACCGTGGCCGTGCTCAGGTGGAAAAGCTGGCCCTGCATGGTTTCCAGGTTTTTAAGGCTGAACGCTGCCTCCTGTTCCCGGTAAACATCATCCTTGCCTTGCCCCTGGAACACCGCGATCTCGGTCATCAGCGCCCACGCCTTGCGGCGCTGCTCGGCGGTAATGCATCGGCTGTCCTGCCAGATCACCCGCACCTCGTCGCTCAGGTGATCCACCCCCGGGCGGGTGGTTCGCACCACCACGCCCTTGCTGGTTTCGTAGGCTATGCCGGGGGTTATGATCTCACTCATGCGCTTTGCGCCTCATTCAGCCGGTTCAGGGTGATCACCTCAAGCATCTTGAGGCAATCCTGCTCCGTCATGTTGTTGTAGGCGATCCTGGGCAGCAGCTTGGCATTGATGCAGGCATCCCGGGCGGCGGTAAATTCCGCGCTGGTCATCTCGTTTTCTTCGCAATACTGCTTGATCATTGGGATGGCATCAAAGGCGGGCTTGTAGGGTTCCGGCGTTTCTTGGGGCTTGGTGTACTTCGTTTTGTCTGCGCTGAAATAAATATCAGCACCGATCCCCAGGGCCTTGCAGGCCACGCTCAGCGCGTCCGTCAGGGCCATTTTATAGCCCTCATCGCTGGGCCTTGCGCCGCTCTTGGTGGCCTTTACAAGCTGATTGCCGCCGGTCCCGAAGATGGGCTTGCTCCATTCGCCGTCCACCTTGATATACAGGTTCAGGTCCACAATCGCCATTACGGTGTCGCCGTAGGTCTCGGCCCGCTCGTTGGTCACTTCGTAGTACCAGCCAATGCCGCAGGGGCCAAACTGCTCCGTCAGGGTCTTGATTCGCCACATGGGGTTGATGTCCGTGCCGGAGAAGGAGCCGTTGCTAAACTGCTTTTGCGCTTCCTGCGGTACGGCCCGGGTGGCCTCGTAAATCTTCATATTGTCCATGATCACACCTCCACGTATTTATCCCAGTAATCTCGGTTCTCTGCGTATTCATCCGGCTCTCGCTCCGGCTGCTCATAGGGCTCAGACCGCCGCGGCATAATAATCACGCTCCTGTTCCTCCTGCTGCTGCCGGTTGGCCTCCCGGATGGCGGGCTGCAAATCCAGCAATTCTTCGTTGATATCGTTCACCGCGTCGGTCAGGTCATGCAGGATCACGGCATAGGGCGTGCCGTCCAATTCATCCTCGGCCATGCGGATATGGCGCAGGGCGGTTTCCAGGCGATCCATCAGTTCATATGCTTCCATTTTTCTGCCTCCTTTGACAAGCTCCGTATCATGTGCTATAATGCACTTGTAAAACATTTTTCTGTCCTTCGCTCCGGGCTGTTCCAGCGGCCCGGGGCCTTTTTAGTTCCAGCGGGCGTATCTCCGTTTGGGCGGGTTAAGCGCTGCCCGGACGCTCTGCCGGGCCATGCGGGCGATCTCCCGGTGGATATCGTCCCGCCGCCTTGCCATCAGCCCCACCGCTGCCATCATCAGGGCGGTTATAATCAGTACAATCATGCGTCCCTCCTGCGGGGGATTTTCCAGTCCTCCGCCTCCTGCCGGGTGATCAGCCGCCCCGGCGCTTTCTTCCTGGGCCTTGGCTCCATCTGCTCCTGCTCCCATTGCGTCACCGCCCATTCGGGCACCAGCAGCGGGTTTTCCAGGTGCTTCATCTGCTTCATGCGCTTGCTGGCCGTCTGCCGGCAGCAGCGATACCGCGCCATGATCTCCGGGACGCCCAGCAGGGTATCCATCAGCTTGCATCCTCCTTTCCGATCAGTTCATTCAGCGATACGCCCAAGGCATTTGCAAGGCGTTCAGCCCTGTCAACCGATGGCACACACTGGCCAGCTTCATACTTTGCAATCGTTACCCGGTGAATCCGCGCGGCCTGTGCCAACTCTGCCTGCGTCATCCCGCGCAGCTTGCGGATTTCCCGCAGCTTATATGTCATGCTTCACGCTCCCTTCTTGTGAGTATGGTTTATTATAGCATACTTGCTACATATAGTCAATAGCAAAATCGCATTCTTGCTACATTTCTTTGCAAAAAAAATTTAGCCTATTAGCGACAACCATGCAACCATCCCCAGCAGAAGCCCGGTCACGGCACCCACGGTGATCATGCCCCGGAGCCGCAGGGGCTGGGCCAGCGTGTGCCGGATGCTGGCCCATGGGTCGCGGCGGTGTCTGGCGGTGTAAATGGTCATCGGTGGGCCTCCTTGCTCAACGTTGTTTCATAAAGTAATAGTAGTTGCCAAGCTGGCGTAAATCCCTGTCGATTTCATAGCACTTTGCAATGTGCTTAATGGCGGCGGCGGCGGCGGTTTCAAATGACATTCGCACGAATTGCTCCTTGCCGCTCTTTACATCCCGCATATATACGTAAAACATCGTTCTTCCCTTTCTTCCCTCGTAACCTCCGGGGCGGGTGATCGTTACTTAACTTTTACTTCCGTGCCATCAGGCTTGATTTCATAAATTCCAACGGGGCCGATTCCGGCGTTCGTCCGGGCCATGCTGCAAGCAAGCTTCAAGGTTTTAGTTGAGCAAACAGGCATCTTATGAACGATGTTCCCGTTATCATCGTAAAGCTCTTTGTAAACGCGGTACTTCTTCATTGTTCTGTCCTTTCTGCCCTGCCATCATCAGCAGCGGTGGGGCGGTTCCGCTGGACGGCCCGGAGGCCGTTTCGGCTTATTCTTCGATCTGCAACTCGGGATGAGCTTCAAGCACCCATTTTGTGCTGATCTTGCAAAACCATTTGCCAAACGCCCACGGCATGTTGGGTTCAAACTGTTCTGCAAATTTGTTGGTGCGCTTTCCTTCTTTGGTGATTCTCCTCCAAATGACTTTGCCGGTTTCCATCTTGATCCCAGTGCTTTCAAATCTGACATTACGGAAGGTCTTAACTTCGCCCTCTTTTTCGTACTGATAAAATCCTGTAAGCGTCATGGTTTCAATCCCCTTTCTTTATCGTCAATAGTATTGTAGCATATCGGCTACATTATGTCAATAGGAAAATGTAACTTTTTTGCTATTTATTTTATAAAGCAAATATGCTACAATATTTTGTAGAAAGGGGGCTTGAAAATGGCATATCTTGACGTCGGTGAAAATATCCGCGACATCCGAAAACTCCGTGGACTTAACCAGGATCAACTTGCGGAAATGGCGTGTCTAAACCGCGTGACGGTGGCAAAATATGAATCTGGAAAGGTTGAACCAGGTGCAAAGGCTCTTGGTCGCATTGCTGATGCATTGGAAGTAACAGTAGATGTATTGTTAGGCCGGGAACAGCAGGAGATCCCGCCGCCCCCGGCCCGTGATGATGTGGCCGCGCTCATGGCCGATCTGACCCCGGAGGAACAGTCGCAGGTGATCCAGTACGGCGAATTTCTAAAATCGCAGCGCAAATCAGATTGATTTCTTCGTCCGTGAATTGCTCCAGCCACTTTAGTGCTTCTTCTTTCGTCATCGTTCATCCCTCCCTGACCACAGCATATCAGGGGAACGGGTGTTCGGTCAATGGATGTACAAAAATTTGTGATAAAGCCGCCCGTGTGCGCTGCGTTGGGAAAAATAAAGGAGGTATTTTGTATGAAAAAGCTACTTGCTGTTGCTCTGGTGCTGTGCCTGCTGGTTACATGCGCCGTGGCCGAGGCGCCTGTCGATGTGAAAAAACTATCGGACGCTGAATTGAAGTCATTGTATATTTCCGTCAAGGAGGAATTGATGTCGCGCAAACTGTGGGAAGAATCAACATTACCAGCAGGAATATATCGCGTAAATAAACCACTTCCAGAAGGTGCTTATGAATGCACGATGAAAGATGATGGATATATTTGGATATATAGGAATTATGATGAATACGCAAATGATGGTGTTTGTAAACTATTGTATCTGAAAAAAGGCCAAATGTTTACATTGTCTCTATATGACGATGTTGTTTATATTTTGGCCTCCGATGCTATTGTCCGCCCGTTTGTCGGTTTTGATTGGTGATCCTATGCCGCGCGTAAAAAAACAACACCTGAAGCAGCGGGCGGATGGCCGGTACTGCTGCAAGTATCACGGCATCCAGTTCATGGGCAATACCGAGGAAGAAGCCCTGCAGGCCCGGGAGGAATACAAAAGGGCAGAAAGAGAAGGAGAGCTGCAGGCATCCTCTATATCCGTCACCGATTTCGCAAAGCGCTGGATGCCGATTGCGCATCCATCAGTAGCGGAGAACACATACAGCGGGCTTTGCATCCATATGGACAAGCTTACAAAGGCGCTGGGCAGATATCCGGTGGCTCAGATCACGCCGATGCAAATAAAAGAGGTTTTCAGTACGGCGTACAAGGGGCTTTCCAAATCCTATATCACGGCGGCTAAACAGCTTTATTGCGCCATGTTCGATGCAGCGGTAGCCGAGGGAATATGCCGGATCAACCCAGCCCGCCAGAAACCAGCAGCCCCGCACAAGGGGACGGAAGGGAGCCATCGGGATATAACGGCGCAGGAGAGAGAATGGATCAACACCCTTTGCACGGATCACAGGGCGCACGTGGTGGCGATGGCAATGCTTTATGCAGGGCTTAGGCCGCAAGAAGCAAAGGCTCTAAATATTGATGAGGATTTCGACTTCGATAACAAAATTATCCATGTATGCAAAACGGCGCACAGGAAGGGCCATAATTCCTACGTTATAACCGATCAAATGAAAACGAAACGGTCTGATCGTATAGTCCCGCTTTTCCAACCGTTATCCGATGCGATTATTCGCCGCGGAAAGAGGAAAAGCGAAGATCAGGAAGAAATATATGGTATGCTGATTGAGTCAGCACACCATAAGCCGCTGACCGTACAGGCATGGTGGTCGGCGTGGGAGTCTTATGTATTCGCGATGGAAACCGCGATCAACGGCTGCCAAAAGCGTTGGTATCGGCGCACAAAAAAGCATAAAGCAATACTTGCCGAAGCTGAAAAGCTGCGGAAGGAAGGAAAGAAGGAAGAAGCAAAAAAGAAGGAAGCCGAAATAAAGCCGTGGGTATCGTTTACAGTAGTCCCTTACGATCTACGCCATGCTTTCGTGTGCTGGGGCCGCGACAACGGCGTGGAGATCAACACCATGATCAGGTGGATGGGGCACTCGGACGCAAAAATGATCCTCAACATCTATGATGATGTATCGGATGAGCGCAGTAAAAACGAGGCCGAAAAGCTGGAAAAAAAGCTGTTTGGTATGCAAAATGGTATGCAGGATGCAGACTGAGCACTGAAAACCGTTGGAAATACTATGTTTCACGTGAAACAATAGATCGGCTGTTAACCGAGTTGTTGTAGGTTCGAGCCCTACCTGGGGAGCCAAGAAAAGCCTTGAAAATCAAGGCTTTTTTCTTTTCTTTATGTGTTAATCTACGTTAAACCACGTTATTATAAGTTAAATAAATGGTATGCAGAACGGTATGCAAAAAAATAAAGCCCCGTTGCCGGGGCTGTGTTTTAGTTTTCGGGCGGGTGTGCTTCGTCATCCGGGATGATGTAAGTATCGCCCTTTTCCCGGGCGGCGTCGATCAGGCCCTCGCCAACGATGTAGGCCACAACGGAAGCGGCGCTCATGATCAGCGCACCGATCTGGGCGGTCTCTGCTTCGGATTTGCCCAGGTAGATCAGCAGGCCGGTGACGAAGCCGACGATCGCGGCCCAGAATTTACGAGAGGTAATTTTGCGCACCCAATCTTCCTTGGTCATAGTTTTTGCTCCTTTCGTTTCCATAGTTTCGGGTTGATAGTGCTCACAGCGCCAGCAGACGAGGCGGCCCTCCGGGATCACATCGCCGCAGCAGATGCAACGGTTATCCATGGCGGCTCCTTTCATCATGTACGCTTATTTGCATGAAATAGGCGTAGGGTGTACGT